GTAAGAATCTTCAACCATAAGAAGAAGCTTTTTACAACGATCGTGAATATGGTCGAAGAGCTTGGGGACCCCACAGACCCCACAACGGGCTGGGATATTGTTTTTAATAAAGCAAAGTCTGGTCCTAAAATTTATAATGTGGAGTACACGGTTATGCAACTTAAGTGCAAACCGAGGGCTCTCACAGAAGTTGAGCTTGGAATGTTCAGTAAACATCCAACTATCGACGAAGTTCTTCGTCGTGCCCCCGCAGAAGATATCAAGAAGTACCTTGATGAACTTCGTGCTGGTGCTCCGGCTTCTAAAGAAAGTATTGATGACGAAATTCCGAGCGAATTTAGTTAATGATTGGGAGGCGGAATTCGTTCCGCCTCCTTCTCTTATGAAAAGGTATGCATGAAAGATATATTATTTACGGCCGATTGGCATATAAAGCTAGGCGCAAAAAACATACCTATTAACTGGTCTATTAATAGATATAATCTATTTTTGGAACAGGTTAGTAAAGTTGAAGATAAAGCAGGACTACATATTGTAGGCGGAGATATATTTGATAGACTTCCATCACTGGCAGAACTTTCAATATATTTTAAGTTTGTAGGCTCCTGTAAAATACCTACAATTATTTATGATGGAAATCACGAAGCTACTAAGAAAAATGAAACCTTCTTTGATTCCCTAGTACAAGTAACAGCATCTTTAAATCCCTTAGTAAGTGTTGTTACTAAAACTATTGAGTATGAAGATCTTACTATACTGCCCTATGCTGATCTACATAAAAAAGACAGCATAGAAAAGTGTAATAAAGATAAACCTCTTTTTACACATGTTAGAGGAGAAATTCCTCCACATGTTAAACCTGAAGTTGATCTAGATAGATTTAATGATTTTCCAGTAGTATTTGCAGGTGACTTACATAGCCACTCTAATACGCAAAGAAACATTGTATACCCAGGAAGTCCTATGACCACTAGTTTTCATAGGTCACTTGTAGAAACTGGATATATACTTATAGAAAATGATTTTTCGGATTGGAAGTGGGAACCTTTTAAACTTCCTCAGCTTATAAGAAAAACAGTAAGTTCTCCGGATGAGATGGTCCCAACAGATTTTCATCATACTATTTATGAGCTAGAAGGAGACTTGCAACAGCTTAGCACAGTTGCAAACTCAGATCTTCTTGACAAGAAAATAGTAAAACGAGATACAGAAGTAACCCTAAACTTAAAAGACAAAAGCCTTGCCGAAGAGCTGGCACTTTATCTAGAAGAAGTTTTACAGCTTCCGGAAGATACAAAAGAAGGCGTATTGGAGGTATTTAATGCTCACTATAAAGGAAATTAGTTGGGGAAACTGCTTCAGTTATGGGGACAAGAATAGCATTAAGCTAGATGAAAATAATATAACTCAACTTATTGGGGAGAATGGCTCTGGAAAATCCTCTATAGCACTTATTATTCAAGAGGCTCTTTTCAATAAAAACTCTAAAGGTATTAAAAAAGCAGATATACCTAATCGACTTTTATCTGATAAATATTGGATAAAACTTAGCTTTACTTATAATGCTAAAGAGTATGAAATTAACTTAGACCGCAAGTCTACTTTAAAAGTTAAACTTATTGAGGATGGAGAAGATATAAGTTCTCATACTGCAACCGATACTTTTAAAACAATAGAAAAAATACTAGGTATTGATTTTAAAATATTTGTCCAGCTTATGTATCAGAGCACAACGGATGGTCTTTCATTCTTAACAGCCACAGACACTAACAGAAAAAAGTTTCTGATAGATCTTTTTGGTTTAAACGAATACGAAGAGTATCATGAGCTGTTTAAGTCTCTTGTGCAAAGTACAGGGCAAAAGCTTAATCAAACTACTGGTTCTATTGATGCCATCACGAATTGGATTCGTAAAAATGAAAATCAAGCAGATTTTCTTACTCCAGTTGAACTACCGGATCCTCCTTCAGAAAGCGCAGAACTTTGGACGTTAAAAGATAAGGCTAGTAGGATTAAAGAAATTAATCGCAAGATTAATGATAATAACAAGCTGAGAGAACTGCTTGAAAAAATTACTTGGGATGAAGAAGTTATAAAGCTTCAAAAGCAAGATCCGGCACAACAGAATGCTCGTGTTGGAGAAATAAACGCAGAACTTAAAGCTCTCGGAACTATGGTTGCTAAGATAGAGTCTCTTGGTGATAAGTGCCCAACTTGTGAACAAGAAATTAATAAAGACTTGCAATCTTCTCTAGTGCAAGAAGCTAAAGAGAAAGCTGTAGCTCTTAAACTTGAAAGAACAAGCGTACAAGATATAATTCAAGAAATTACTGATCTTAATAAACGTATTTCAGATAACAAAGCAAAAAAACAAGAATGGGAAGCTATATACACTAAAGTAGATAGATCCTTGTCTAAGAATATAGAAGATATAAACGATATATTAGACACCATTGCTGAGTTAGAACAAAAAATTGCAGAAGAAAAGCAAGTTTATGAGAGAGCATTAAGGGATAATACAAATATTGAGAAGCATAATGCTCGTATAAAGCTTGTATTGGAACAACTTGATGAGCATCGCGCCGATCTGGAAAAAGCACAAACAAATTTACGTGCGTTATCGAATGAATTATCCCTCGTAGAAATCCTAAAAAAGGCATTTTCTACAAATGGACTAGTTGCGTACAAGTTGGAAAACCTAGTTAAAGACTTAGAACAGCTTACTAACGTATATCTTGCAGAATTATCAGATGGCCGATTTACTTTATTGTTCTCTATTGTCTCTGACAAGCTAAATGTGAAGCTTACAGATAGTGGAAATGATATTGATGTAACAGCTCTTTCAAGTGGAGAGCTTGCTAGGGTAAATACTGCAACGTTGTTGGCTATTCGTAAGCTGATGAACTCTATTTCTAAGACTCAGATCAATATACTTTTCTTAGACGAGGTTATAAATGTTCTAGACGAGTATGGTCGAGATAGGCTAGTAGAGGTTCTACTTCAAGAAGATGGTCTTAATACATTTTTAGTTAGCCATTCTTGGTCACATCCACTTTTAGGCAAGATTCACATCCAAAAAGTGGATGGAATAAGTAGTATAAAGAAATGAGGTTATATGGTAGATTCGCGAGCAAAAGGTGCACGAGGCGAATACGCCGTGCGAGATCTACTTAGAGAATATACAAAACTAGAATGGGAGAGAACTCCTGCCTCAGGAGCTCTCCCCTACTTAAAAGGCGATTTATATATTCCTAATAAAAAACAAGAGTTTGTAATAGAAGTTAAAAACTATAAAGAAAGTGCAATAACTGAGAAGTTATTAACCTCTTCTGTTGCAGACTTGCATAAATGGTGGATCAAACTAGAACATCAAGCTACTTCTGCAGGATGTATACCATTACTTTTTTTCAAACATGATAGAAGTAAGTGGTTTATTGCTGTGAAAACTAAACCAACTAACCTAAAAAAATATCTTTACATGAACCTTCCGCCGTGCTATATTATGTTAGCTGAAGAATGGTTAAAAGAAGAATGGAATTGTTATGCTCAAGCCAATGATTGAAGAACCCAAAGATCCCAAAAATACTCTTATTGTAGATGGTCTAAACCTTGCTTTCCGTTGGAAACATGCAGGTAACGTCTACGATATGCCTTTTGGATTTGAGGATACAATTAAATCTCTTGCTAAATCGTATGATTGCGGCAAAATCGTTGTGCTAGCAGATGGTGGTTCTGCTTGGCGTAAGTCCATTCATCCAGGCTATAAGATGACTCGTCGTCTTAAGCATGAAAATGATACTCCTGAAGAAAAAGAAGCTTCTCAGGAATTTTTTGGTTATTATGAAAAGACACTACAGAAGTGTAAATTTCCGGTTATTAAACTTGCCGGCGTAGAAGCTGATGACATTGCGGCTTTTATGGTAGAGCATAAGTATGAGCTAGACATTAATTCTATCTGGCTCATCTCTTCAGATAAAGACTGGGATCTTCTTATCGAAGAAGATGTATCTCGCTTCTCTACGGTTACTCGTAAAGAAACAACCTATGATAACTGGGACTACCCTGTCAGCATAGAAGATTACGTTCACTTTAAAACCCTTATGGGGGACAAAGGCGATGATATCCCAGGGGTAGAAGGTGTGGGGCCCAAACGCGCTGCTGATCTAATCAGTGAGCATGGTGGCATATTTGATATTATAGCTAAAATGCCTTTCAAAGGTAAAGCAAAATATATCCAAGCACTTAATGAGGCAAAAGATCAACTCTTGCTTTCATACCAACTTATTGATATCAGATCTTTTTGGTCTGACTCTATTGGGGATAAAATTCCCGAGCTAAAGCAAAAACTTAGCGAGATATACCCACATGCTGTGTGGAAAGGATAATAATGAAACTAGATTACACTAGAGACTCTCTTTTAGATGAGTTTAGTATTAAAACTCTAAAAGATAGATATATGCTTCCGCACGAAAACTCTCCTCAGGATGCTTTTGCTCGTGCTGCCAAAGCATTTGCGGATAATGAAGATCATGCGCAACGCCTATATGACTATGCTAGCCAGCATTGGTTTATGTTTGCCACCCCACTATTATCTAATGGTGGTAGTTCTCGTGGTCTGCCCATTAGCTGCTTTTTAAACTATGTTGATGATAGCAGGCATGGAATTACAGAAATCTTTACGGAAGATGCTTTTTTATCCTCAGTAGGAGGAGGTATCGGAACATACTG